TCGTTCTTTTTCTCCCCGAACAGCGACGACCAGCCCGAACCAGCACTGATCGGTCACGACCAGCCGAGACTGGCAACGATCAGTCCGGATCAGCTGGGATCGCATGTGGAGTCTGTGGTGGAGTGGGCTCGCAAGTTCATGCAGATTGAGTTGATGGAATGGCAGATCAATGCTTTGCGCGATCAGTTGGCTTTCGCTGATGATGCCGGCGTTGAGCTGGTGACTCGAACCTCACTTGTGTCTTGTGCGCGCCAACAAGGAAAATCGGTTGCCCTTCGAGCTCTTTCAGGCTGGTGGCTTACCGAGATGCCAAAGATCCGTGGAGAGAAGCAGACAGTGCTTTTGATGGCACACCGACTCGACTCTGCAGCACAGATCTACGAAGAAATCGCTGACATCCTCGAGCAGTACTTTGACGCAAAACTCACGCGCTCCTATGGTCGTCTAGCTGCAAAACTTCCAGACGGATCCAAGCTTCTAGTCCGATCAGCAAAACCGAATGCAGCGCACGGTCTGTCCGTAGATCTGGCGCTAGTGGACGAAGTGTGGGGAATTGACGAAGAAGTTATTGACGGTGGCATCACGCCGACCATGCGCGCGCGACGCTTCCCTCTTCTCAGCATGTGGTCCACTGCCGGCACAGAAGAATCCAAGGTCATGCAACGCTACCGAGAAATGGGTCTCCGTCTGATTGACACACATCAGCCAACAAACTTCCACTTCCGTGAATGGTCTCCACCACCAGATCTTGATCCAATGGATCCAATCGCGTGGGCATATGCGAACCCTGCGCTCGGCAAGACGCTCAAGATGTCCACCATCGAGTCAGAAGCACAGCTCCCCGACCGCGCATCCTTCCTACGCTCAAGCGTAAACCTTTGGATCGCGACCGATCGGTCATGGCTCCCTCAAGGTCTGTGGTCGCAACTTGTCACTTCTGAGCCACTTCCAGCTGGAGGAGTCGTTGCCGTTGAAGTGGATTTCAACGACTCCCATTACTACGCCACAAGATCTGTGCTCTTGCCAGACGGTCGGATCGGAGTCACTGTCGCGTTCACTTGCGACACACAGACACAGCTCTGGGATCACATCGCCCAGCTCGCCAAAGATCCAAGCATCCAATTCGCGCTCACTCCCACAATTGATCTCCAATGCCCACCATCCATTGAGCGTCGGCGTGTCGTCGTCGGTTATGCAGAGATCTTGAAATGGACTCCAGCGGTCCAAGGATTGATCCGTGAACGACAGATCGTGCACACAGGAGAGATGGCATTAGCAGAGCATGTCGTGCGCGCAGTCTCAGTTCGGACACAAGGATCCATCGCAGTCAGCTCGCAAAGGTCTCCCGGACCGATTGAACTTTGCAGGACGATGATCTTCTCAAGCGCAATCGTTGCCGGCAATAAACACAGCCGAGGGAAGCCACAGCTCGTCGTCGTTGCCAACTAAGATACGCGCGGAGTCGTGCGTCGAGCCTTTCGTCGGAGAAGTCCCGGATGCGCGACTCCACCAAAAGCCGACCCATCTATGGAAGAGTAAAGACATGGCATTATTCGAGCGCAAAGTATCTAAAGCTGCAATCTCTGAGCCAGTAGGCAAAGCAGCTGCAGCAGGTGGTGGATACACCGGTCAATCAATGATCGGCGCTTACTACACCTACCAAGAAGGCGAAGCGCGCAATCGCGCAATGAGCGTCCCAGCAATTTCACGCGCACGCGATCTCATGGCATCAGTGATCTCTTGCATGCCGTTGATCATGTACAAAGAAACATGGAACGAACAAACACAAGAAATGGAAACCACTCGACTCGCTCCTCGTAGCTGGCTCCGTCGCATGTCGCCATCCATCCCGAACTCCACACTCTTATCGTGGTTATTTGACGATATTTTTTTCTACGGCGTGGGCTACCTCGCCATCACAGCAAGGACTCAAGATGGCTATCCCTCAGAGTTTGAGCGTCTCCCAGCCGGCTCCATCACCCGACGCGACCAGTCCGGTCCCGTCTTCTTCGCACCATCAAAAGAGCTTTACTTTCTCGGACAAGAACTTGACTACCGCAATGTCGTGCAATTCATCTCAGGCATCCAAGGCATCATCTACCAGTCGCCCGGAGTAGTGAACACAGCACTCAAGCTGGAGTCCAGTAGGTACAGGAACGCGGAATCGCTGATTCCGTCGGGAGTCCTTCGGCAGACTGGCGGTGAGCCCTTATCACCCTCTGAGCTCAGTTCAATCGGCGCACAGTTTGAGTCCGCCAGAAAACTGAATCAGATCGCGGTTCTAAATGAGTTCCTATCTTTTGAGCCATCACAAGCAACACCAGACAAGATGCTTCTCATTGACGCTGCGAACTATCAAGCACTCGAATGCGCACGACTAACCAATGTTCCGCCATACCTAGTCGGAGTGAGCACAGGCTCATACTCGTATCAGTCATCACAGCAAGCACGCGCGGACCTTTACATCTTCGGCGTGAAGGCATACGCAGAATGCATCGCCAACACACTCTCAATGGATAATGTATTGCCAAGAGGGACAATGGTGAAGTTCGACGCATCTGAATATCTTGAAGAAAATTATCTTGCCGACACAATGGACAGAGAAGACATGCCGGCAGAAAACACACAAGAGGAAATCGCATCATGATCCAATTCACAGCACAATCAGTCAGCATCGATGCAGCTGGACCAGACGGTCAGCCACGACGCACCATCACCGGCATTGCAGTTCCGTATGGCGTAGAAGCAACGGTCTCGGATGGGACATCGGTCCGCGTACTTGAAGGAGCTCTACCAGTAGACGGAAAGGCTCCTCGTCTGCTTCTCAATCATTCGACAGATCAGGCGATCGGCATCGTCACGGCACGCCAGTCCACGCCAGAAGGAATGCTCTTCACTGCCAAGATCAGCGACACCCAGATGGGAACGGAAGCGCTTACCTTGATGAAAGACGGAGTGCTCGACAGCGTAAGCATCGGAATCACCCCGACACAGTTCAGCTACGACGAAGCCGGCACGATGGAAATCCGCGCTGCTATTTGGAGCGAGCTCAGTGTTGTTGCCATCCCAGCATTCGCAGGAGCACAGATCACAGATATCGCTGCGAGCATCCACCAATCAGATCCAGAAATAAGCAATACTCAAGAAGTAGTCCAAGAACAGGAGCAAGAAATGTCAGAAGCAACCGAAGTACAAGCACCAGTCGAGGCATCAATCCCGACCCCAATGTTCGCATCAGCAAAGCGTGAACCACGCTTGCCAAGTGCAGCAGAGTTTGTTGCAGCAATGCACAAAGGCGGAGAAGTTGCAGCCAACGCAAACCGCGTATGGAACGATTACCGCGCATATCACAAGTCGGACATCGAAGCAGCAGCTGGAGACAATGTGCTTTCCAATGACGCCGGTATAGTCCCTGTTCCAATTTTGGGACCTGTCTTCGCGGATATCAACTACATTGCTCCAGTGCTCAGTGCACTTGGATCAAGGGCAATGCCGAACGGCAACAGCGGTGCAACATTCATTCGCCCAACATGGACGACTCACCCAACAGTTGGACAGCAAGCCAACGAACTCACAGCAGTATCGGCAACGACTGCCGTGATTGCAGCGAACACGGTTAGCAAAGTGACATTCGCTGGACAAGCCCAGCTCTCATATCAGGTAATCGACTTCACAGATCCGAACGCAATGCAGATCATCATTCAAGATCTTGCTGGTCAGTACCTCACCGCAATCGACAACTACGCTGCAGACAACTTGCTTGCAGCAGCATCAGCTGATGGCGTATGGGACCTAACTCCAGAAGACTTGATCAAGTCGATCTACGACTCAGCAGTCACCATCTCACAAGCTACGAACTACCTGCCGACGCACATCTTCGTAGACCCAGCGACATGGGCATTGATGGGCTCGCTCGTAGACAGCAACAAGCGTCCAATCTTCCCAGCACTTGGTGCACCGGGATTGAACGGTCAGAACTCACTCGGTGCAGGTTCAGCTGCATCATGGTCAGGCATGAACCCACTCGGTCTTGAAATCGTGGTGGACAACAAGTTCGCAGCCAAGACCATGGTCATCATGAACAAGAACGCATTCGAGATCTACCGTCAGGATCGTGGCTTGCTCAGCGTTGAAGTACCTTCAACCTTGGGACGCCAGATGAGCGTGTTCGGATATGCAGCAACATTCGCTGCAAACTCCAGCATGATCCGCAAGATCACACAGGCTTAGTCGAGAGCGGAGCTTCCGCTCATGGCAACCTACAGCGTTACCTTCAAGTACCTACTGGATAACTACGCCGTACTGCAACTCCTCACCCCATCGGAGATTGCAGTCGGCGAATCCATCACGGTCACATCAGTTGATGCAACATTCAACGGAACCTACACCGTCTATGCGTTGCCAGAGTTTGAGTACCTTGGCATCGACAGCGAAGGCGATCTGCTTTACGACTTCAATGTCCCGATCCAAAATCAGGTTCTCTACGCCAAGACCGCAAGCGATGTTTCGCGTATAGCTGCGACCGGCACGGTCACATACACACAGACCTGCACATGGATCACTCAACAGAATGTGCTCGACTGGCTCGGCATCTCTGTAGCAACAGCAGGCGATCAAGCTTTCGTAACAACTTGTGCAGCTGCATCGAATGCGTTCTGCAGTAGGCGCAGAGCTGAGGCAGGATACACAGGGGACTCACTGACAACAGTTCCATCGCAAGATGTGTATCTCGGCACCGTCATGTATGCCGGCATGCTCTACAAATCTCGAGGGACCGTGGATGTCTTTAGCTCATATCAAGACATGGGTCAGACACCAGTCGTCGGAATGAACGGACAGATCAAACAACTTCTCGGGATTGATCGCCCAGCCTGCGCATGACCGTCTCCAACTACACCGATCTATTCAACAATGCGATGAGCGCGTTGGGAACAAAACTGGCAACCGCGACTGGCTTGCAAGTGGTCACTGATCCGCGCAACTTGAGACCACCGTGCGTCTTCGTGTCAGCACCATCTTTCACAATGTGGAACTACAACATCGCCAAAATGACCTTCCCAGTCCAGATCATCTCAATGGGTCCGGGCAACTCAGACGCTTTGGGTAACATTCTCAACATGGCTGCATCAGTAATGACCGCGAATGTCGGAGCAACATCAGGATCCCCGACCAGTGTCGATGTCGGTGGGGTAGTTCTTCCGGCATACGAGATGATGATTGAAGTACAGGCGCAGACATCATGAGCTATCTAATTGCTTCTGAGAAGCTTGGCAAGATCGGTGAACTGTACGAGCCAAAGGATGGCATCAATGTCGGCGCACTTCTGGCTGGTGGCTTCATTACCGAGCGCTCTGAGGTATCAACCACAGAAGAAGAAAAACCTGCTAAAACTAAACCTAAGAAAGCATCCAAGGAGTAATCATGGCAACTAGCACTTATCTTTCGTCACCAGTAGTCACCGTCAATGCAGTGGATCTCAGCGATCAATGCACAGGCGCGACCGTGAACATCAACTACGACCAGCTTGAAGCAACTGCTTTCGGCGACACATCACGCAAATATGTGTCAGGTCTCGGATCACACTCAGTCACACTTGACTTCTATGCGAGTTTTGCAGCGACCGAAACTTGGGCAACGCTCAAGGGTCTTGTCGGCACATCCACCAATGTGATAGTAAAACCAACTAGCGCAGTTGATTCGGCAACGAACCCGGGCTTGACTTTTACTGGAACATTCTTGGCAGCTCTGCCAGTAGTCACATCTTTGGGTGCTCTCGGAACCATTTCCGTGACATTCAATGGTGGTGTTTATACCGAAGACACGACGAACCCATAAATCTGACCGCGTACCGGTCCGACACGAAAGCGAGAAGAAATGAAACTGCACCTAAAGGTGACAGAAGCAGGCAAAGACCCATACGAAGTGACAACTAATCTCGTCACACTCGTCGCATGGGAACGAAGGTTCAAGCGCAAAGCGTCAGACATGGCGAACGGTATCGGCGTAGAAGATCTCGCGTTCCTAGCGTGGGAAGCATGCAAGCAAGCGAAGATCGTCGTGCCGGGAGAGTTTGACAAGTTCATTGCCAAGCTCGACTCGGTAGAAGTGAGCGCTGAGGAAATAGAAAACCCTACCCACGCGGAACTCACCGAAGGCTCCTAGCAGAATTGCTGGTAAGTCTTTCGTGGGCTCCGCGCTTCTACGAGGAAGAGTTTGACACTGCCGACTTGCTCACTGTCACTACTGTGTTAGAGGAAAGAAACAGGAAGTGATGACATGGCGAGAACAGGCTTAGAGGTTTATGGAATCAAAGAGACCCTCAAACAACTAAACAAACTCGCCCCAGATCTTCGTCGTGAAATTACGCGCGACTACAAGCGCATCACTTTGCCGATGGTTCAAGCTGCACGAACTGCCGTGCCGGGCGAGCCACCATTGTCTGGCATGTATCGCAAGTGGCGACGCGGTGGACCGTGGTACGGATCCAAAGTGGATCAGAAGATCAATGTCAAAATTGACACTCGACGCGCTCGCAAAAAGAACCTAGAAAAAGGTGCACAGTACGAGACTCTTGGCGCGTTCGTATTTCAGTCAAACGAAACATGGGGACAGATCTTTGACATGGCTGGACGGAACGAAGCCAAAGACGGAACAGTCCAGAAGCGTGTCTATGGTGGCAAGGAATACCGATACACATGGAACAACACGCTGATCCAAAACTTGAACATCAACTGGGGTCGCGCGTCGCGCTACATGTATCCAACCGCTGAGAGCTATGAGTCAATCCTTGAGCATGAGATCCAAGGTCTTGTCTGGAAAACTGAGCGACTACTCGCAGAAGCAATTGCAAGAAGTGAGGGCAAGTAATGGCTATTCGCATTCCCATCATCACCGACTTCCAAGGTGACGGACTCAAGAAAACATTTGAGGAGTTCAAGAAATTAGAAACCAATTCGGAGAAGGCTGCTTTCGCAATGAAGAAAGCATTCCTGCCGGCAACCGCTGCGCTCGCAGGGTTAGGTGCAGGGCTAGTTATTACTGCGAAGGCTGCAGCTGCAGATCAGGCTGCACAGGCTCAACTTGCGCGCCAACTTCAAGCGACTACTGGTGCAACAAATAAACAGATCCAAGCCAATGAGGACTTCA